GTTTTTATTTATAAAAAATACAGGAACAACAGATGGAAGCACTTCAACAGATGAAAGTGTTATGTTGGTTCAAGATGGTTCAACTGTAGCTCATGGTTCAACAAATGCTATTGAAATAAGTTCTGGACATTCATGGTTTGGAAAAATGCCAAACACTACAGTAGGAGATTTGCATGCAATATCTGCAGACCCAGACCAAACAGTTGGTGGTGGCAATGTTCAATGTATAGTCGCAGCAATAATAGATGATGTTGCATAAGGAGTAATATGATACAAGGAATGATAATAAAAAAAGTTTTAGATTTAGTAATGAAACAGCTTATGAAACAATTTAATTTGGATAAAATACAAGAGTATGTAGAACAACCAAATGAACTTGATAAACAAGTAAAAGCTTTAAATAAAACTGTAAATAAATATGGTAAGTATATCGAAGAATTAGAAAAAGATATGGCTATATTAAAAGATGTTGCAAATAATTCAGATTCGATTAAAAAGAAGTTTAAAAAAATTAAAAAACCAAGATTTTAATTAAACAAGGAGAATAAACATGCAAATGTTATTAGCAAACTGGGAATGGGTTTTATTAGCTTTATATGTTGTTGAAAAAGCAATTAAACTTAGTCCGTCAAAAAAAGATGATGTTATTTTTGACATGATAGTTAAACCTATATTTGACAAAATGAAAGGAAAATAGTGCCTAAACAAGTTTTGCAACTTACTAACTTTTCTGGAGGTTTAAATGCGTATTCTACCCCAAGAGATATTGACGATACTCAATTTGTTCAAAATTGGAATGCTGTTGTAACTAAAAATGGTATTCTTCGAGTTGGTGGAGCATTTAGTCTGGAAAATGGTATTAAGACTGAATATCATGATAATGCAAATTTTGAACCAGGCTTTGGTTTATTTCAATTTTCAGTAGATTATAGTTTGTCTCAAATTGAAAGTAATTTTAATGTAGGTATAGCAACTGGAACTATTGCAACATATTCATCTACTACTTCTTTTACTCTTGAGGATAAACCTGGAACATCTTCATCTAATGATGCATATAATAATTTAATAATTTTTATATATTCAGGAGAAGGTATAGGGGAAAGTAGAAAAATTACTGATTATGTTGGAAGTTCGAGAACTATAACTTGCGAAGCTTTTGCTACGGCATTAAATGATAAAGACGATAGCAATCCATCTAAATATATTATATATAATTGGAAAATGGATACATCAAATTGGGCAGGAAAAGATGCTGTAGCAAAAAAAGATTGTATAACAAATGGATTTAATGAACATATGTTATCGGCTATTCCTAAAGAACATTCTGATGATTTTTATATATTTTCTAGAAAATCAAGCGTTAGTGATGAACAATCTTCTAATTTAGGATATATAGAATATGGCTCAAATTTAAATTTAAATCCAGGTACAGAATACAAATTGTCTTTTGAATGTGCGGCAAAAAATAGATGGTATAATTTAGTATCTAAAGGAAGTCAAGATGCTTCAGGTACATCTTATGGTGATAAGGTACCATGGGTTCAATTATATTCTACTGATGTTGCAGATACTAAAGGAAGTATAAAATCTCTTAGTGCTACTTCTGTTAATGTTAATGCTGGAGGAGTTTCAGCTACTTGGACTGCTGGACAAACTTATAATAATATTCCTGCAGTTAAAACAGACGGTGAAGGGAAAAATGCTACTTTTAATATTGTAACTACATCTGATGACGGAGGAACATGTACATTTCATTTTGTAAAAAGAGGAGAAGGTTATGCTGCTTCAGATAAATTAACATTTAGAGACCCTGCAGGAAGCGGAAGAACAGCCACTGTAGTTGTTGGAGCAATAAATATTACTGGTTTATCTTTATCGGCTTCTGAAGATACAAATACAAGTTCATGGAAATCTGGAATTGTTGGCAATGCTTCAACATCAGCATATATAACAAATTATGACAATAATTACATATCTAATGGTGATTTTACAGCATTTTCTGGCTCTGCAGTTTCTGGTGCATCTAATTCAAATTGGACTGTTGGTTCTAACGCAAGTGCAATAAAAGCTTCAGCAGGAGGAGCAAGATATGATGAACATGATGGAACACTACTTTTATCAAGAACTGGTGGAAGCGTAGTAAACCCTTTAAATAATAGTTGGGATGCATATATATATCAAGATTTAACTTTAGATGAAAACACACTGTATCATTTAAATTTTTTATATGATGCATATAGAGGACAAGGAGGAATAACATATGGTGTATATGATAATACAAATTCCCGATGGTTAATAGAGCCTGAAAATTTAGGTATAACAAGAAATACAACAGATAGTAATAATAATAATACTGTAGTTAATTTCAAATATGGTGGACAACAATTAAATAAAATAAATTATATTCCATTTAAAGTAGGTAATGCGCCTTTAAATACTTCAACAACCACTTGTTCTATTCGTATAGCTTTTGCCAAAACAATGTCTCTGCATGATTCTATTAGATTAACAGGTATAACGGTTTATAAAGCACATAATGATTTACTTACAATGAATAATAATTCTCCTGTAAATATATCAGGTAGTCCTTTTTCAGATGATATTACAAGTTTTTCAAAATATTCTATTAAATTTAAAGTTCCAGAAAATTATACATCTGTTTCAACTTGGGTATTAAGATTACATGCTGGTCAATATAGTTTTAGAACAAATAATTCTATTACAATGTTTGGAGGATTATCAGCTGAAAATGAACAAGAAGTTTATTTTGATAATATAAGGCTATCAAATGATAAAGGTGATACTATTACACTATTATCAAATAATAGTTCTGAATATAGTGATATATCTTTATATAGCGAATCATCTTCATTTTGGATTAATAATGTAATAAGATGGAATGGTTTAAATTCTAAACCTGTATTTAATTATATTAATGGTATGTTAAAAATATCTGATGGTAATTTTGATAATGCTAATAATAATAAATTAATGTATTACGCAGGTAAGGAAGATACATATGGAACAGGTAAATTAGGATGGGTTGTAAGGGATAAAATAATTCAAGAACCTCCGACATTATCAATTTCAAGTATTAATACTAGTGGTATATTAAATCAATATATTGATTGTATTGATAAGTTAAATCAAAGATATATAGAAGAAACAGAATTAAATATATTTGGTAATACTGTTAATATTCTTACAAAATTATGTGGAGACTATAATAGCAATTCTAATCCTGGAAATGTAAGAAATGCTGGTCAAGTTGCTTCTGCTTTTGGTTCAAATGATGTGCAAGGGTTTGTTACAAGATATTGGTTTGATAGCCGCTGGTCAAAACATGATGCAGATAGTATATTTAGTGATGATTTTGGCGGAAAGCAAATAATGATTCCTAGATATGATGTTGGTGAAAGTAATCAAGTTTCTCAATGGTATTTAGATAATATTTTAAATCAAGGGACTCCATTTTTAGCTGGAGGATATGAAAGCGATTCTCAAACTTTTCCAACTGGAACAATTAACAATGAAGATATGCCTATACCTCCAGGAGATAATGTTGAAACTCATAGTTCTGATTATATTAATTTGCATAGAGTGGGTATAAAAGATGTTAATGAAGGAGATGTAGATGGTAATACATCAAATTCTACATGGAAAGATGTTGGAATACCATTGGAAATAATTCAAGATATAGATAACATAACAGATAATGCTGGAGATATAGCTAAAATAGATATAGAATTTGAATATGAAATGCTTGGACAAGGCGGAAATTATATAAATACAACTAATCTGTCTGGCCCATATTTTACATTACAAATTGGAAAACCTTCTGATGTAAATAATTCAGATGGAGAATTAGATGAAATAAATGTTAATTATACTTCAGCAGCAATAGATATTATAGAAGAAAGAAATTATGGAAATGGCTGTTCTCCTCCTACTACTGAAAATATAGTTGATATAAGTAAAGATGATTATAATACACCAGAAGATGATGGAATTTGTGAACATAAATCTTATGAACAATATATTAATAGGTCAAGGCTTAATCTTACTTTTTCTGATTCTATATCATTTAATAAAGGAGAAATAACTAGAGATGATAGAATATTATTTAAAATAAAAGAATATCCTACAAAAGAAGGTGGAACAAATTTTTCTGACCATTGGGATAATAACCAGTATTATGGAAATGTTAGTCATATACTAAATAACGCATCAGAGGCTAATTCATTTAGCCAATATTCAAATGATTCAAAAGAGGCTAGTTTTTTTACTAGATTTAAAATAAATAAAATTAATATTCATTATTTTAATAAACAAGCTGAAATATCACAAGAAGAAAGTTTATCAGATTTAAATAATACAGATGCAAAAGTTTTGTTTCATTGGGATAATTCTTCAGATGAAGGTTCTTTAAGTTGGGGAGAAAGAAGTTTTAAAATGGCATCTTCTTCTGTTAATATATTTGGAGAAGAATCAGCTATTTTAGAATCATCTGATATTATAGGAGGAATAGGAGAACCTTCAGATGAATTTCCTGATGGAATTCCAATTATTTCTCTTGGACATGCGCCAGAAATAACAGTAAGATTATCTCAAAATCATTTTAACAATTCTTACATAAGAAAAACTAAATTTTACATGAAAGATGAAAAATCAGATATATGGTATTTGCAATTTTATATTGACCATAAAACTGGAAAAATGCATTCAACTACTTCTGGAATAGAAGCTAAAAAAATAAAAAATGCATCTATTGGAGCATTTGACTGGATATTAGGAAGAGAGAATTTTTTAAATTTTAATGAAGTTAATAGTTATGAATCAGAAACAATGGTATCACAAGAAGATGCTTCTAGTACTTCTGATTTAACTTGTAGATATAAAACTTCAGTTGTTGCTAATAATAAATTATATGTAGGCAATATTATGCAAAAAGGAAGAATATATAGCGATAGAATGTTAAAATCACCTATAGGTAAATATAATTTATTACCAAAATCAAATTTTATTGATGTTGCTATTAATGATGGTGATGAGATTACAGCATTAGCTTATTATAAAGATAAGATATTGCAATTTAAAAAACGAAAAATATTTATTATTAATATATCAGGAGATTATGAATTTCTTGAAGATACATTTGATAATGTAGGTGTAAGTATGCAAGCTTCTGTTACTAAAACTCCATATGGAATTGTATGGGTTAATGAGTCAGGATGTTATTTATATGATGGAGCTAATATGGTAAATTTAATAGATAATGTAATACCTGTAGAGTCACATGATGCTGATATTTCTAATAATTATTGGTATGTAAAAACAGTAAATGAAGCTTATGAAACTGCCAGTGGTTTAACTGGAGTAGACGCTGCTCCTATTGTTTCATATTTTCAAAACAAAGATACATTATTAATAAAATGGTCTGTTTATAATCAATCTGTTGTTAGCTCTCCAGATGCTGCTTCTTATCATTTTCCAACAAAATCATGGGTGTTGCATCACAGAATTATATATGATAATCTTGCATCAAATACTGGGGAAGTATCAAATATGATTACAGATTCAGATGGAAATATATTAACATATAATAAATATAGTGTAAGTAGCACTCCTGCTTATGATGGAATAAAAAAATGGGAAGATAAACCTTTAACTAGATATAATAATGTTGATTATGTTAGCGGTTCAGGTGTAACTAAATTATTTACTTTTACAACAAAAGATTTTACATTTGGAAGTATACTTAATAGAAAGAAAATATATAAAGTTTATATTACTTACAAAACAACAGATGGTTCTGATTCAAAAGTAATTGTTAAAGCAGCAAAAGATGGAGGTTCTAAAAATATTGCATTTAGCGCAGATACAAGTAAATTTGCAGGAACTTCTACTGCATGTTATCATAGTAGTAATGGCCTTCTTGACACAGGAGGAGATTGGAAAGTTGCAGAACTTAGATTTTTGATTCCTTCAGATTATAATAATATATATTCATTTCAATTACGCTTAGAAAGTTCAACAATAGATATTAATTTTGAAATTAATGATATATCTATTATATATAAAACAAAAAGACTTAAATAATGTCTACCTTGCAACATTTAAAAGCCCAAAGAACTCAAGTTCTTGATAAATTTCCTACAAAAACTTTTGGAAATGATGGAGATATTGTTATTTCTAGAATTTCAGGAAAAGGTGTATTTTTATGTTCAAAAGCTGGAGGTATGTGGTATGTTGCAAATAAGATGCAAGAACTTAATCAAATAGGAAAAGCTTCGATAAACTCATTAACGGTTAATAAAATAAAAATAAGCCAAATGATTAAAACAAGTAATAGCCCTAATAAATTTGTTGTAAATGATGACGGTAACCTTAATTATAAAACAGGAAAAGAAATTGTTAATGATTTACCCCTTCCATTTAATAATATTATTTATAAAACGGCATATTGCTCGTTAGGGCAGTATTCTGATAAAGACTCGTGTGAATTAAATGGTGGTACTTGGTATTATTCTGAAAATGATTCTCATGATAGTGTAAGCAGTACACCAGAAAATCAATTATTAACTGTTGGACAATCTATTGGAAGTGTTGATGCAGAAAATACATTGCTATATGATGGTTCAACTCTTGAAATTAAATATAATTCAGATTATGATGATAATTGGCAAACATCGGCACAGACAGATTTATTAAAGTTGTCTTATGGTTCAAACTATACTTCTTTAAATGTAGATTCATATGGAAGCCTTATTGTAGATTCAGTTAGAAACATAACATTAGATGCTGACGGGGGTAATGTTTATATTAAAGATGCAAATGTTTCACACTTTGATTTTAATTGTGACGATACGAAGATGACAATTTACGATGATACAGACACATCTGATTATTTACAATTTCTTGTTGCTGCTAATGGAGCTAGTACTATATCAACAAATGATAATGATGGTACTGCAGGAGATTTAACATTAGATATTGATGGAGATATTGAATTAAATGCTGATGGTGGTCAAGTTAGCATTAAAGACGATTCAGCTTCACATTTTTTATTTGATTGTGATAGTACAAGAATGGATATATATGATGATACGAATGAATCTGATTATTTAAGAATAGCAGTTGCTGCTAATGGAGCAAGTACCATAGCAACAAATGATAACGATGGAGTTGTTGGGCATTTAACATTAGATGCAGATGGAGATATACCTCCCTT